ACCTACGAATAGCTTCTCTTTCTTCGTCTGTAACGTCGTATATGGCTTGGAATGCTGCAGCTGTACCAACAGGAATTGCAGCAACTGTAGTAGTAAAACCAAACAATCTTTTATAACCTATACCTTCAAGCGGTTTAATTCTTTTAATTACTTTACCCGCGCCATCAGTAATTTCTATTGTCTCATTAATTTCTTTTAATGCACGTCTAACAATGTTAGTACCTGTTCTAGCAATTTCTGCTGGGAAAGATACGAAGTTACCAATAGGTAGTTTTCTTATACCTTTGACAAAATCAGATACATAATCGTAGTTAGGTATATTATTTCTTACAATGTCTGCTGCTTCTCTTTTTAAAAAATCATCATCATATTTAATTTGCACACCATTTCTTTTAACAGATGCGTTAGTATTTTTAATAATACCTTGTGCTTCAAATGCTTTTTCTATTCTGTTTTTTTCTATAGCCCAAGAATATATTTTCCAAAAGTCATCCTCAGCTGTGTATAAATCTTGTGCTGTTGATTTAAGTTTTGACAAAGGTTTTAATAATAATCTCATACCTTTGTCTGATGTCATACTGGAACCAAACCCTACGTCTTCCATAAGTTTAGATATGTCCCCTATTCTAACGTTACGATTTACTACTCCAAGAGCTAGAAGTTCTTCGTACAATTCATTCTGTTGTCTTGTACCTTTTAGTCCTGTTTGTAATGCTTGATACGCTTGTTTAATTGCAGCGGGATCTGCTGCTGGTAAAATACCGTTTGCAGCAGCAAAAGCTCCAGCACTTACAAAATTTCTTAAATGTGTTACAGGTGATAAAATTGTTTTAGCAATTTGCGATGCAGCTTTAGGGTATAAAATTAAACTGTCATATAACCTACCTATATTACCTCTATCTTTTGTAGCAAAACTTGTTCCTTCAATAGCTTCCGCCACTCCATTTCTAGCGTAGTAAGTATTTTCAATGCCACTAAAAGGTGTAGTAGCACCTGGAGTAGTTGACACTGCTAATCTTTGAGCTTGATCGACCGGTTCAATTCTTCTGTAGTCTGCGTTACCAAAAAATAATCTTGCTTCATCTTCTGTTCTTGCAAACATGGGTTGTGGCACTGTTGTTTTATCTGCAGCTGCCATCCAATTAGCAATAACTTCTTCATTTTTTTTAAAAATATCTTTATATAAAACATTACGTCTCGTAATCATTGATAACTTAGACATACCGGTTATCATTGTAATCATAGGGTTTGTGTTTTTACCAAACAATTCGTTAAATACTTTTTGATCTGCTTCTGATGCAAGTTGCTCTACATTAATTCTTGGTCCTCCAAGTCTTCCTTTTGCATTAACTACATCATCTAAGACCGTTCTATTAACAAAAAAATCAGGTATGGTAAAATATGCTTGAGAAGGTTTATCCATTCTTATACCTTTTGGTAATCCTATATTTTGTGGTTTTAAAATATCTGCAACATATTGTTCAGCCTCTAAATCTTCTAATACTTTTCCTTGTTTAACTAATTCTGGATTAGCTTCAGCCCAACTTTCTTTAAAAACTTTTTTAGCATTTTCTATTGACTGTGCTGCAGGTTTGTATCTTAAAAAAGGTATAAGACTTTGGTCTTGAAATATATCGTATGTTGCACCAAGATAATTTTTAAATTTATTACCAAAAATACTTTTAAAACCTTTTAAATCTTCAGGAGTTAAAGTGCCTCCTAAAGTTTCAAATAATTCGGCCCACTTGTCTCTCATAGTTGTAAGACTTCCCATAATTTGATCATCTAATTCTTTGGCCATTTCTTTACTAGTTGCAAATTTATTTATAGTATCTCTTACTTTTTTAACTGCTGCTTCATCCATTGCACCATAAGTAGTTGCGCCTGTAACGTCATCAATCTTAGCTTCTCCGGATAATAAAGCTTCGTTAAGATCGTTTAAGAATTTTGATTTTTCTTTTACAGTTTGTTTGTTACCTATGTTTCTAAAGAAAGGAAACATTTTATCTATATTAACTTCTAAATTTCTAGATAATCTTTGTGCAACGTTAGTGTCTTGTGATCTTAACCCTAAAGATTCACGTTCTAAATTAAATAATTCTTGAGTCTTACCACTACGTGCTCTAAATTTAGCTGCAACATTATCAATCCATTCATCTAATTGAGAGTTAGCAACATCTAATCCCTTGTTCCTGTTTGTTATTTTTTTAATGACTGTGCCGGCACCCCCTAGAATTCCTGTAAACAATGCGCCTTCTGTACCAAATTTAATTCTATTTAATATTTCTCTTGTTGCATCTACATCTGTGCCGCTTCTGTCAATAGATGTTGGTCCACCAATAAGGTCACCAAAGGTACCTACTTTTTCTGCGTCCCCTACAAACACACCTTCTGCTACACCACCACCTAATGCACCAGCAATAAATTGTCTTGTCTTACCCTTAGCTGTTAATTCTAACGCTTCATCAGCTGCACCTACAAGACTTGGATTATCTAATTTTAAATATTTTTTATTTTTACCTGCAATCATTGCAGTTTTTGCTAGGCCACTAGCAGATTTAAATGCTAGTCCACCAGGTATACCTATGTTGACTAATAATTCTGTAATTTTACCAGCAGCTGTTGCTTCTGCTTTTTCGTCAAATTCTGTAAGGTCATCAAACCATTGTTCTACTGCAGCAGCTTTACCGCTGTTAACACCAAGATCCATAATACTTGCACCTAAAGAAAAAAATCCTTTTGGTATTGCAATTAAACCCGATGCTACACCTGATAGCATAGACTCCAATGTGCCTATTTTATTTCCTCTTGATGATTTAGTATTTGATCCAAGTTGGTCTAAACTAAGCATTTAACCTCCTAATAGAAGAAGCTGACAGATTTGTCCTCATCTACAGTTACAACTCTTTCCCCCACTATATAATCTCCGGGCTCTAATTCAGCTTTTGTTAAATAGTCTTTTATATAATCAACTTCTGTTCTACCTTCATTGTCTTCTTTCCATTCGTTAATTTTACTTATTGGAATAGAACCTTTTGGAATATTTCCTGTTTCTTCTCTGTAAGCAACACCTACAGTTTTTTCATCAAGTCTATTTCCTTTAGCAAGTATTGCGCCTAAAGTTGTAGACATACTGTTTTGTGATTTAGTTAATGTTTTCATAGCTTCAGTAATATTTTTAGAAGCACCTGTTGCAACCATATCTTGTGCAGCTTTTAAGTATGTACTTGGTTTGCCTGCAGCAATGTCTGCTTCAATCTCACCTTTAAGTATAAGTGTATCAATAGCATCTTTAGTTTGTTTAGGTTTGTCAAATGCTTTACTAGTTGATTGTATAATTTGATTAATTAAACTACCATCTCTTACAGCCCCTTTTAAATCTCCGCCTGCTTGGTTAACAGCTTGACTAGCTGCAATTAAAGAATCGTAAGCAGCTGTTTTGTTCATACCTTTAATATCCATAATGTCTCTGTATTTTTGAATACGTTCTTGTCTTATTTCATCTTGAGTTTTACCTTGATTCTCAGAAGCTGGGGCAGCTAACAATGCTTCTAGCTCTTTAATTCTTTTTTCGTTAGCTGTTTCTGTTGATTTTTTAATATCGTCTTCTAATTTTTTCTTATCTTTACCACCAAATATTGTATTTAAAAATCCATCTGGATAATTTTCTTTCATGTACTTGTCTTGATCAAAATATTTATCGCTTACAAGAAGATCGGCTGCTTGAAGCACACCTTTTTCTGCAAGATTAGCTCCTGTTTTAATTGTGCCTGGAATAAGACCACTAGAAAGACCGCCTATACCTGCAGCAGTTGTAGTTTTAGGATTTAATAGTGCAAACTCTTTTGCTTTTTCAAACATCGTAGTAGGTCTTGATCCAACGCCTGAATAACCTGAACCTAATTTACCCCCTACAGGAACATAGTTTTTAGGCATATCAATTTTACTTTTTATGTTTCGATAAAAATTTTTAATAGGTCCTGTTAATTTTGATGCAAAACGAATTTTTTTAGCAGGGTTCATTACTTTTAAAGGATTTGTTGTAAAAGTTTTTTTAGTCGCATCTTTAACAGTATCAAATAAACTTAATTGTTTACCTTTATAGCCAGGTCTCATGCCTGTGCTACTTGGTTGAACTAGTTGTGACATAGACCCGCCATTTGCACGAGGCTCTCTAATACCAGACATAACACCTTCTTTAATAGGTCCGCCGTATCTAAACATAGGTCTATTTAATGTCTTCATTATTTTTTCCTTTTCATTGCTTTGCCAAATCCACGTTTAGCAACACCACATCCTCTTACTCTACCACCGTCTTTAAATGGTACCGTGTTTAAAATATTCATTAAAATATCTAAACCGTATCCAGTTCCAACTGTTCCCGCAGCTCCTTTTAAAATTTTACTTCCTAATGATGATGTTTTTTTATCTTTTGGCATAATTACCTACTTAAATATTTTTCCGTACAATCCACCAACACCTAAAGCTGTGCTTAATGCAGTTGAGAAAGGACTTGCCTGTTGAGGTTCTGCATACTGTTGTCCTGATACACCACCTGCTAAACCAGTTAATGTGTTACCGTATTGTGAAAGTCTTCCGTAAGGTTCGTAAGCTGCAGTCTGTGCTGCTTGTTGATCAGCTCCTAACAATGCTTGTTGTTGACCTTGTCTTAATGCACCAAGAGATCCTAATGCAGAAACATCTGCACCCATACTTTGTCTTTGGAAATTAGATAAACCATATTGTTGGCCAGCTAAACCTGATTGTAATCCTGCTAATGTACCTTGATTAGTAAAATTTTGTTGTGCTTGTTGTTGTGCTTGACCAAAACCAGACGCTAACATTTGTGCTTGAAGCGCTGCTCTGTCTCCTAATCTATCTGATTGGTATTGACCTAACATTGCACCTTCTCTACCACCACCAAAATTACCAGAAGAAATTGCTGCATCTTTAATTTGTTGTTCACCTGTGTAACCTTGTTTGTCATACTCTGCAAGAGTTGTATCAATAACTTGTTGTTGGTAAGGTGACATAAAAGGTTGGTAAGCTTGTGGTCCTGTTAATGCACCGAGTCCACCTACAGTTCCGGCTGCTTGTTGTTGTGCAGTTTGTGCTGCAGATAAAAACGGTTGATAAGAACCTACACCTTGTTGTGCAATATTAATTGCTTGTGTTTGTAATGGATCTTCGCCAGCAACAAATTGTCTACCAGTAAATTTAGTTGTATCAATAGGTGCCGAGTAAGTGGCCGTTGCCTGTGTTGCGTAATCTTTTATTGCCGGTTCTATAAAATCTTGAATTGCCATTATATTATCCTTGATTGTAGCATTTGTTGTTGATCATACATTGCTTGCGCACCCTCTAATCCTTGTGAATCCTCAGAAACTTCTCCACCTTGTTCTAAATTATTCATTAAATTTTCCATAACTTCAGCGCCTTTGTCAATATCTCCGCCTCCTGCATTTCTAACAGCATCTGCTGTAAATACAAATTCATTTTTTGATAGTCTAGCAGGCACATCGTCAGCTCTTTCTTTTCCACCCATTGCTACAAAACCACCTTCGTTTCTATAATCTTTTTCCATACCACCCATGTCAATCATTTCTGCTGCTTCAGCATCCATAATTCCACCTTCAGCAGCATTAACTCTTACACCACCTGATCTATAATCAAATTTATTGTATCCTGCTGGTGTTGTATATCCTGGAACTGTTGAATCTGGTACAGGTCCTCCATTAGCTGCCATCATAACAGGTTCTGGTTGTTCCATGCCTGCACCTTCAGGTGCTTGTTGCTGTTGCATTACTGCTTTTACAAATTGTTCAAAAGATAATGTGCCACCTTTGTTTTTGTATTTAACAAATTCTGCCATAAGCATTTGTTCTGCTTGTGCATTACCTGCATCACCACCACCCATTAATCCTACTCTACCACCATCTGCATTAGGTTGATAAAAATTAGATTGTACAAATTGTTTTTGAGGCATAAAAGCTAAATCTTTTCCACCTGTGCCCATGTAATAATCTCTTGCATTTTGTCTAATAGCACCAACATCCATTACATCTGTTACTTCTTCTTCTATTTCTTCAGGAGCAAAAGCATCCATTAAAAAAGGTGTTGCAACTAAACCTGCTCCTCCTGTAAGAAAAGCTGTTTTAGGATCAAAGTTTTTACCAAAAGGATTTAGTTTTGAAAAGAAACCTGCTTTGCCTGGTCCAGCAGTTCTTGCTGCATTAAACCCTAATCTATCTATTGGACCAAATCTATTTGCAAGACTTGCTTTACCTGCACTAAACATAGAACCAATTCCTGAACTTGCTCTACCTAAAAGACTAGTACTTGAAGCACCAAAAGGAATCATACTAAGACCCCCAATAATAGCTGCTTTACCTAATGGACTTTTAGCGATTTTCTTAACACCTCGTACCGCTTTCTTAACGATACTTCCTAATCCATATTGTTGTCTGGGTTCTTGCATTCTAGATATTGCCATAATTTTACCTTAATTCCTATGTTTACTTGGTTTTTGCGAACAAATCAAGAGGTGGCATGATAACTTTTACATCTTGTGCCATTTCTTCGTTCTTAAAACCTTTGCTTTCCCAGTCTTTTCTTTCCTTAAAAAGCTGACCAGTTTTTTTATGTCTATAAGTTGTCTCTACTTTTGCTTGTTTTATTTCCATTAGTCTGTTTTCTCCTTTAATATATTGAGATAACTAATACCAAATACCACACCATCAGATACAGTGCCTGCTGTGGTATAAGATAATACAGTTCCACCCTCTAAAATTAAAGGTAGAGTTAATATCTCAACGCTAGTAGCAGCTGTTAATGTTTGTGTATTTACTATCTCAAATGCGTTGTTTTTAATAGTCACATTTGGTGTATTAGAACCCGATTTATTTGTAACTCTTAAAGATTTTATAATAATAGTTTCGTTAACTCCTGGCGAAAGCATTGATACTGTCTCAGCAGCCGTTGTTGTTTTACCGTAAAACTTATATTGGTTTACTACTGCCATTATTCTAAAAAGAAACTTTTAGCCTCTATCTCTTGTTTAACTTCATCTTGAAATGAAGAATTTAATTTTGTTATTACACCATCTAAATCTCTAACTAATGATTGTAAATTTTGTCTGCTGTATTCTTCTTCAGCTCTAGTTAATGATTGTACTATTTTAGCCATCGTAAGGTCCCAATCCAAAGTTTGTTCTATTGTCAGTAAATCTATCAGTAGCCAGTATTCCTTGATCCATAACAACAGGTGGTTGTAAACTTTGTAAATATGTTTTTGCGTAAGGAAGATCAGGACTAACTTGATCTGCTAAAGTTGTTTCATCTAGCTCTTCAATTGTATTTGGATTTTTCATATTATTATAAAAATCAACTAACGATGAAGAATTTTTAAAAGTATTAAAAGTTTTTGGCATCGAGGTAATACCTCTACTAATAAGACCAAGAGCAGGGTTTACAAAACCTAATGCAGTACTCAATAAATTTCCTATACCAAATCTGCCTGGTCTATTCATGTCGACAACATTTCTTCGTTCTCTGTAACCTAATCTATCAGCTTGTCGTTGTTCAGCTTTTTGCATTATTTCTTTTTGATTTGCTACTCTTGAATCAAAACCAGATTGAGTTTCATTTGGTCCTCTACCAGAAAAACCTGCGCCTTCATTAGCTCCTCCACCTGCAGATGTATCTCCACCACTGGCTCCTGCTCCACCAACATCACCAAAACTATCAAGCGACATAATTCCTGATGGACCCATGTTAGGACCACGTTCTAATCCACCATGAATATTTTTTTTAAGTATTAAATCTTTTTCTGCTTTTGTTATGTAAGCTAATTCTGTTTCAGGTTTATCCGGAGCTGATTTCCATTTTCTAGGTGCAACTACTTGTGGTTGTTTACCTAAATAGTTATCTACTCCACCTTGTACTATTGGTTTTTTTGCCATTATCTCCTTCCTCCAGGGTGTATATCTAATCTAAATGTACCTAACTTCCAGTCTTGACTTGCTGCAGTATTAGATACTTTTAACGCAATAGATCTTGCCCTTAATCTTGTATCTTTTTTTGTAGTAGACGATGTTATATCAAAATTTGAAGTAGTTGAAGAACTATTTGGATAGGTTCTAGTTACAAAACTTACCCTAGTAGATCCTGTTTGTGCAATAAAATCTGGTATAAATCTACTAATTCTCATTATAAATTCTCCATCTCCTCTAAGATCTGGCATACCTACAGTTGCTCCGGTGTTACTTCTTCGTTGTGTAATGTCAAAATCACCAGAAGTAATTGAAGCAAGAATAGCAGTTACTGCTCCACCCGCATCTATTTGATCGGTCCCTGTTTCCTGTTCATAGTATATTGTACATCCATCCGTATTACCAATAACGTCATAAGAAGAATTACTATTTGGATTATAATAAGTTGCATGGGGTTTTTCAAAAACTGATGAATCTTGCCAGGCCGCACGAGCTAGACTTCCTGTTGTCCATATAGGTCGTTTAGAATTAGAGTCTAGATAATTATATGTTACCATTCTATCAATAACATTTGATCCTGCTGTACAATAAAACCATGTTACTTCACCAAATAAATTATTTAAACCTACATTAATTAAATCTCTTGATGTAGTATTTAAGTCATCATAAACATAGTCTTCTACCAAACAAGGTAAAGATTTTAACTGACCATCATACATAAAGAAGCCATTCTCAGACATCCAATAAGCTGTACCGTCAACTTCAATACATGCATTTTTACCTATCAAACCACAGTTAGTTCCAACTTGTTCAAATGAAAAAGTAAAAGGTTGACCAACAAATTTCATAAGAAACAATGCAGTGTCTGTCCAAACGTAGATTGCATCTCTACCTTTAATAGCTCCCATAATTCTAGAACCATCAGCAAGTCTCTGTGTACCTGCGGTATTGTTTGCTTTAACTACATAAGAATCTGTTTGATCAATACTTTCTTGAGACGAAAATCTTATAAACATATCGTCTAATGTACTGCTTGATCCTACGGTTGTTTCTGTTCCAAAAAATACCAAGTGTCTGTCTGGTGTAGATACCAATACATGACGTGATGCTGTAGGTGCATTAGGTAATAAAGTTGCTCTAGTTGCTGTTGCGGTTGAAGGGGCAGCATCCCATTCAAAACATGCGCCGTTATATATAAGAGCAATTAATTTTGTTCCATAATTATCTAATACCCATAGGCCTGGATCAATTGTAAAGTCTGCAGAAGAAGCTTCTCCCCATGCAACAAAATCTGATATGTTGGTTACTGTCTCTCCAGAACTATGGGCTGCTCTTGTAGTTCCGTTAACTGCTCGAGATCCTCCACTCAAGGTCCCTGTTCCCGTGTCATTGTTTGTAAAACTAATGTCTTCCGATCCAATTCTAATTTCTCCTGAAGCAGGAAACGCTGTAGTATCTGCTAACACTACAGTAGTAGTGGCATCATCTGGAAGAGTTGTTGATAATGTAGAGGTTGCTGGTCCGTTAGCTGTACCGCCATATAAAGCTGTACCCCAACCAAAACCGCCTAACTGTTGAGAAGGCCCTACATTATAGTAACATAAAACAGAAGTACTGTTGCCATCACTTGTAGTTAAGGGAGTTCCTGATTCTGTGCTTGCTGCGGTAATTGTAAAAGTTGTAGCGGATGGGACTGAGGTAACCATATATTTTACATCTTCAAAAGTAGCGTTGGTATATGTGGATGATCCAGTTACACCAGTTACACTGTCAAATAAAACAATATCATCTTCTAATAAACCATGAGCCCCGGTACATACTACTGTGACTGTTGTTGATGATGAGCTACTTGTAAATTTAGCGCCTGTTAAAGTTTCTCTAATTGGGTGAATATCATAATAGGATCCACCAGAATATACGTATAAAATTCTATTAGTTCCAATAGCAGCGTATTTAATTCCAGCGTTATTGTCCCAATGATGTAAGGCTCTCGCCGCACCAGTTAATTTATCATTACCTAATTGAGACCAACCACCTATTTTTTCTGGAGTCCCGTATCTAAAACGTACATTATCCCCATCAAACCATTGTCCTTCAGCTCCAGTCTCGGTGACTTGTTTATTGAATCCAGGGGCAAATCCTAATTTTTGTAGCATAGTTTTACCATAATACAAGGTTTTTAATTTTTTGGTAGTCCTTATTTAAAAGGAGACAGGGGGTATGTGGTGGTGCCCTGTCTCCATCTAAATATTATATCATCGTTTAAACCAGGAAGGAAGACCTAAATGCGGACGTTTGTCAAACATGTTATCTTTCGATCCTGGAGTTTTACGATTATTATAATGCAGAAAAACTTGTATACATTCTTTGCCTTTGAATTTTTCTCTCCAATGTTCTAGTTCACAACCAGAATAAACTAGCATATCTCCTTGTTTAAGATTTACCTTAATACCTTTCATACCCTCTTTACCGGAAGGCTCAAGGTATATCGGCCAATCATTACCGGCAAGATTCATAGTAGTAGATATCTCACAACTAAATCTATCTTTGTGTCTTTTTAATTCATCACCTGTTTTATAAATTCTTGCATAAGTATAAGCTGGGTATAATTTAAGTTTAGTAGTTTTTTCCATTTTAGGTTGACATTTTAACATTAAAGTCTCCATAGCAATGTTTGCGTATTGAACATATGTATTAGGTATCTGTTCATCCATGCCTTCGTAATGACCTATAATATTTTCAAAAGGTGATATATATCTGTGTGCTCTACAAGTATCATAAACTTGTTTTTGCATCAAAAAACAGTTTGCAATAAACGAAGCTAATTCTTTTGATATTGCTTGACGTATAATTGTATATTTATTTTTTTTAAAACTCATAGATTTAAATCCACATCTTCAAAATTAGAATTAAAAGATATAATAACTTTTTTATTTTTTGTCTTGTTTAAAGGAGAGGTGTGTATTGAATTAGCAGGCAGTGTCAATAGTTGTCCTTCTGTTACTTTAAAGTCATCAATTATTTTTTTCGTTACCACATCATAAACTTGTGTCTTTACTGATTTATCAGGCAAGCTTATATAATAAATGTTAGTGTAATTTGAGTTTGCATGTGTGTGCCAAGTATGAGTATCGTTTTTACCATATACTTGAAACCAGCCATTAGAAATATTCCAATCTTTACACTTTAACTTTTTAGCCATTGTATCCATGTATGGTGTAATTATATCATAAAAATAATCTAAATACTTTCTTTTATATTCTCTTGGTAAATTCCAATCAGTTTTAGATATAGTGTTTAAACTAGAGTCGGGCATTAAATCTATTAAGTCTAAAAACTTTTGTTTTATTTTTTTATGTTCTTTTATATCTGTAACAATGTAATACGATTTTATTTTAAAAAATTTCATATTAATTCAAACCAGCCTGTTGTTATTATTTTTTCTTTATCTGTTATCTGACCTTTGTGGGTATGAGTAAAATCTGTAGGCCAAATTAAAGTCAATCCTTTTATAGAAGGGGTAGTAATTTTTTGGTATTTAAAAACAGTGCCTCCTTCATCTATGTCATTTAAATAAGTCATAAAAACTAAAACTCTTCCAGCATGTTCAAGGCACCTTCTTTCAAAATGCCATTTTTTAAATCCACCTTTTTTATTGTATTTTTGAATATTAAACTCTTTAACATTAAATTTAGAACAGTCGTTTATTTCAGGATATCTTTTTATATATAATTCTAAAATTTTTTGTAACTCCATTCTATAAAGTAATATTTCTTTATCAAAGTTGTTTGAATTAATTAATAGATCTAATGAGTCCTTAACATTTTTTCTTACTTTACCGCTACCTGATCTACCTGGTGTAGCGTGTTTATTAAATTCATTATAATAAGAAACTAATCCATTACAAATTTTTGCAGGAATAAACCAACCTCCGATAAAACTATTTAGTGGTAATTTATATTCTTTCATTAGTAATAATTAATGTTTAAAACAATTCGTTCATCTTTGTCTGTACAAGTAGTGCCTGTGTGTTTAATCTTTGCAGGAAACTTTACAAGTCTATTTGCTTTACTTTTTACAATTTTTTTCTTTATATTAAATTTTGTATATCCGTTGTTTGTATTTATATAAAATATAGCTGTCTTCCAATCTGGGTTATCATCTTTAGGTATATGTTTTGCACCATCTGTATGAAATCCATGTTCTATAATTTTATCTGTTTTCCATAAATAATTTGCTTTTACTTTTATTAAAGCTTTTACTCCTAATAAATTATAAATAGGTTTTAATATTTCATTGTAGATAGAATTAGGTTTATGGTCATAATAAAAAAAATGCACAAATTGTTTGTGTTCTTTATAATCTAACACAGGAGTAGAAAACCAAGGGAAGTTCTCGTTGTTATAAAACATGTCGTGAACTCTTTTAAAACTATCTTTGTCTAATAAATTGTCTATTACTTTAAACATCTTTTGCCATTTCTTTTGGCACAGCTTGTATATTCCAATGTATAAATCTAAAAGGTTCTTTACCAAAATCTACTGAAAATTCGTGTTCTAAAAACCCTGGAAAGATTAATAATGAACCAGGCTTTGGTTTAAAATGCAATAATTCCATTCCAGGAAATAAAATATTATCAGATTTCATTTTTAATTTTGTAGCTCTAGCACCTGTTCTTGGTTCATGAAATATAGGGAATGAAGTTTTATCACTACATTTTAAAAAGTAAAAACCAGACACATGCTGGTTCCAATGTATATGTGCATTGTGATGTCCACCACCATTTTTAGAAAATTCCTGCACCCACATCTCACTAAACATAGTTGTGTATTGTGACATATCAAAACCTTGTTGATCTAAAAAATCCCACGATTTTTGACCCACGTAATTTCTAAGATCTATAAAATTATTATCTAAGGTAAGAGGTGTAGAATGATAAGAGAGTCCAAAGTCACCAAACTTTTTTATATGTGCTTTGGCTTGTGGAGTATTTTTAGCGTCTTTAATATATTTATTAGAAAACTTGTTTAATGATTTTACAAATTCAGGTTTCTCTTCTGACCAAATAGTTGTGCTAAAATGATTACTTATATTCATATTATTTAAATGGTTGTCCTAAATGCCAAGCAACAAGACTGTATCTTGTGCCTGATGTCACGGGTTTAACTCTATGCCAAACAAAAGATGGGAATACAATAATAGATCCTTTTGGTAAAATCTC